GATCTCGCTTGGGAAAAGACTAAGCATGAGAAAGTTGGTATGGACGCTAAATCTGCCGAAAAACTTGGCTTGAATAAGATGGGTAAATCTAGAAGGTTTATTGAGGCATGATAAGAGAAACATCAAGGGAGGAATTCGTTTCCTCCCTGACCACCCTTAAAGAAGATAAATTTGCCAAGACTTTCGTAGCTAAATGTGATATGATGGGTGCTTGGGATAAATGTATGGGGTATTGGATAGATGATGAACTGGCAGGCGCAATTGTTGTTACAATAAGCAAAAGATCCCCGAAAGTGGCGAACCTTCAACTTCTCCACACATTCTATAAACACAGAGGTAATGGGGTTGCTAGTAAATTGACTGAGTGGGGGGTTGATTACGCTTTTAAAAATATGTGTAGTTATTTTCGAGTTTCTGCAGAATTTGATGCAGTAGACTTTTACAAAAAAGTCGGGTTTGTATTCGTTGGTAAACAGAAAACTGCCGAACTTTCTATGTTTAGATTGACTAGTCCTAATATAAAGAGTAATAATTTCGAACCTGATTCTTTCGTTTGGAAATCTATGACACGTAATGGTAAAGGTGGGTGCGTGGAGTATTATTTTCAACAAAGGACTGTTGAGGATTTTTATGATTAATATAGACAAACAACGTAGGACAGACTTCGTTAATTGGTATAAATGGTCTCTTTCTATTAAAGATTGTGATCCAGCCATTTTCATGACTAACTATCTTTTTGATAGATTTGAACATAATAAGGAGCAGAAACTTTGGATTGCCTGGATTTATGGAACAACGTATTATCTTCCTACAACTTGGGTGATATGGAACGAGTTTCCCGATATGGAGCTTGTGGGCGTTGAACGACTCCGCGAATGGAACAATAACAATTACAAACGGCTCCGCTATCAAACTGACACCAAGTGGAACAAGGGTCATCTTCCAGCCCAATTCGAGTCCTACAGAGAATGGGTTGGTGATAAAACTCAACAAGAAGCTTTTGAAACATTCCTCGATGGCAGTCCGAGAGAAAACTTCGACCGACTCTGGCCAGAAATAAAAGATAAGTTTCATAAGTTTGGCCGTTATTCGACTTGGTTTTATATGCAAACTTTAAAACAAACTTGCGGTCTTGCTTTGGAACCTGGATCCCTAATGTTAGACGACCACAGCGGTTCTCGCTCTCATCGAAATGGCCTTTTGATGGCGCTAGGGTTTGATCATTGGTATGATCAGAAATTGACTAAAGAGGAAGTTGTAATTCTTGAAAGCGCTGCGGCTGATATTCTTATGGAGGTTCAACAAGAATACCCTAATACAGATTTTTACGATATGGAGACATGCCTTTGTTCTTTTAAGAAATTGTTTCGAGTAAAACAAGGGAGGTATCTAGGATATTACCTAGATCGCCAAGCTGAGGAGATTTCGAAATGTGAAGCTGATAATTGGGAAGGTATTGACTGGCAACCACTTTGGGACGCAAGAATTGAAACTTTAGAAAATAAGCTATTGACTAATCGTATTGATTGTAGTAAAATGGAGTTATATACTAAGAGCGGCGTCTTAGATGCAACAGGGCTATTCGAGAACAATCGCGTTGGCCTAGAACTTTTTATGTGAGGTGAAATGAAAATTATTGCTATTGGTGGTGAACCGGGTTCTGGTAAAACCACTCTTATGAAAAAGATTATCGAGGTTTTTGAAGTTGAACCAAAATATAAAGAGTTCAAGCTTGTCCCTTATCTTCAAAAAGATAATATCTATATTCTCGGTAAATACGAAGAAGGTGAAGTGTTTAGCGGAACAGACCGTATGAGTATGGCGGTTCAACCAGAAGCTATTAAGTTTCTGGCAACTTTGCCATCTAATGCCATTGTCCTTTATGAAGGCGACCGTCTATTCACAGCTTCGTTCTTAGAACATTGTATTGAAAATTACGAGCTAGATATTATCTATCTATCAACTGATAAGTCTGTTCGTCAAGAGCGTTATAAAGAACGCGGTAGCGAACAGAACGAGACTTGGCTTCAAGGGCGAGAGACCAAGATCGCAAATATTCTGACCAACATGGTTTTGATGTTCAACGTTTCTAGTTATCCAAATAATAATATAGATGACCAGAAACACGTTTTTGATTCTATTGTTAATAAAGTGAGGGAACAATGAAGGGTGAATGTTATGCTTGTGAAATGATTGAAGTGTCAGACACTCAAGAAGTTTGCCTAGATAATAAAATTGTATATAAATTTAATGAAGCTAAATACCTTGAAGAATTAAAAGAGTATATTGATAGCACATACACTGCGCATTATTCTCAAAACAAATTCCAGACCACAGAAATTATTATCGAAAGAGGTCGTGGAACAGGCTTTTGTATGGGTAACATTGATAAATACTCTAACCGATACGGTAAAAAAGGCAGTCGCGAAGATCATAGAAAAGATTTGATGAAGATCCTTCATTTTGCGATCCTACAACTTTATATCCATGATAATGATAAAGGATGATAATTAATGGAAATTAATATTAATATTGAACAATTGAGAGAACGTGGTCTGTTTTTGGCAACGCCTATGTATGGTGGTCAATGTGCAGGTATGTTTACTCGTTCTGTAGCTGACCTGTCAGCTTTCTGTGCAAAACACCAGATTCCCCTGCAGATGTATTTTCTCTTCAACGAGTCTTTGATTACTCGAGCTCGTAACTATTGCGTTGACGAATTTATGCGCGGTGAGATGCAGCATCTTATGTTCATTGACTCTGATATTGGGTTCTCACCCCAAGACGTTATTGCCCTTATGGCGCTTCAAATTCAGCACGAAGAATATGACATCATCGGTGGCCCATATCCTAAGAAAACTATCGCTTGGGAAAAGATTAAAGCTGCAGTAGATAAAGGTGTCGCAGACGAAGACGCTTCCGTCCTTGATAAGTTTGTTGGCGATTTTGTATTCAATCCAAAGAGTGGCGCAGGTTCTATCAAAATTGACGAGCCTGTTGAAGTTCTTGAGATCGGGACTGGCTTTATGATGGTCACCCGTAACGCCTTTGAAAAATTCAATGAAGCTTACCCTGATCTTTCCTATCGCCCTGATCACGTTCGTACTGAAGCGTTTGACGGTTCTCGCGAGATCACTCAATTCTTCCAAGCTGAAATTGATCCTAAGTCTAAGCGCTACCTTTCAGAAGATTACTGGTTCTGTCAGAAGGCTCAGGAAATTGGTCTTAGAACTTGGTTCTGTCCTTGGATGAAGCTTCAGCATGTTGGCACATATATCTTTGGAGGTTCTCTTGCTGATCTAGCAAGCATCGGGGCGGCAGCTACAGCTGATCCCGGTCAATTGAAGAAGAAAAAGTGATTGACTTTAACAACAAATTGAGCTATAATATATTTCCCAAATAGGAGTTACATAATGAAGATTTCCACTAACACCCTTAACGTTCTTAAAAACTTTGCCAAGATTAATCCTACTATCGCGATTAAAGCTGGCAACGTTGTAAAAACTATTTCGCCGTCGAAGACTATCATGGCAAAGGCTGAAGTTGATACGGAGTTCCCAGAGAACTTTGCAATTTATAGCCTTGATCGTTTCATCTCAACTGTCAGTCTTTTTAATGATCCTGAACTTACATTCAAAGGTAGTTCTGTAGAAATTCGTGATGGTAATAAATCTACCAATTACGTTTATGCAGAAGAAGCAACTATCACGAAGGCACCTGATAAAGAACTTAACCTCCCTTCAATTGACGCCAGCTTCACTCTAGATAATGAGAGTCTTCGGGATGTAGAAAAGGCTGCAGGCGTTCTTGGATTGCCGGAGATTGCAGTTGTTGGTGAAGCAGGTAAGGTTTATTTGCGAGCAGTTAATAGTAAAAACCCTTCAGGTGATGTATATTCAGTTGAAATTGGTGAAGGCAATAAAGAGTTTACCGCCATTTTTAAGTCTGAAAATATCAAGATTATCCCTGATACTTATGAAGTTTCTATCAGTTCTCGAGGTATCTCTCATTTCTCCGGTCCTCAAGCTGAATACTGGATCGCAGTTGAACAGAACTCGACTTTTTAAACTAAAATAGGAGGGGTTCGCCCCTCCTTCTCTTTCTTATATTATGTGGAGATAAAAATGAGCGAAGAATTCCTTTGGGTTGAGAAGTACCGTCCGAAAACTATTGGAGATACTATTCTTCCAGCTGAACTCAAAGCTGTTTTTCAACAGTTTGTTGATCAGAAAAATATTCCTAATCTTATTCTTTCTGGTTCTGCAGGGGTTGGTAAAACTACTGTAGCACGCGCGATGCTTGAAGAACTTGGCTGCGATTATATTATTATCAATGGATCAATGAATGGTAACATTGATACACTCCGTAATGAGATTCTAAACTTTGCTTCTTCCGTCTCGCTTTCTGGAGGACGTAAGTATGTGATTCTCGATGAGGCTGATTACCTTAACCCTAATTCAACTCAGCCTGCTCTTCGTAATTTTATGGAAGAGTTTTCTAAGAACTGCGGGTTTATTCTAACATGTAACTACAAGAACCGTATTATTGATCCTCTGCATTCTCGTTGTTCGGTTGTAGATTTTAAGATTGGCAAGAAAGATATGGCGAAGCTTGCCATGCAGTTCTTGAAGCGAGTTGTGATAATTCTTGAGACAGAAGGCATTGAATATGATAAAGCCACAGTTGCCGAAGTTATCCAAAAACACTTCCCTGACTGGCGCCGTGTTCTTAACGAACTCCAGCGTTATTCTGCAACTGGGCGTATTGACTCTGGTATTCTTGCTAACTTGCAAGAAACTAGTATTCGCGGTCTAGTCAATTTGATGAAAGAAAAGAACTTTACAGAAGTCCGTAAATGGGTCAAGAATAATATTGACACTGATGTTGATATTCTTTTTGCAGATTTCTACGATAATGCTTCTGACTATTTTACCCCACGTTCTATTCCAGCTTTGGTGGTGACTACTGCGAAATACCAATATCAAAATGCATTCTCAGCTAATCCTGAGATTAATTTCGCTGCGTATCTCGCTGAACTGATGATTGAGATGGAGTTTGTATGATGGGTAAGCTTGCACTTTTCTATGATTTTGAAACTATGTCACAAGACCCAGAAACTGCTCCGGTTGTTTCTGTAGCAGCTGGTGTTTATGATATGGGTGAAATGGAAGCAGCCTCGTATTCTTACGAGTCAGTTCTCAGTAAAACTCGGTTTATGAAGTTTGATGTCAGGGAGCAGGTTGAGGAATATGGTCGTGTAATTGATCCTGAGACTATTAAATGGTGGAGCGAGCAGAGTAAAGAGGCTCAAGAAACTCTTAAACCGTTGTCAACTGATAAGAATATTGAAGAGCTTATTCCTTTTCTTAAAGGTCTAATCGCTGATAAAAATATTGAATATGTCTTCACGCGTAATAACACATTTGATCCAGTAATTGTTCAGTCAATTGTAAGGGTTACTAAACAGAAAATTCCTTACCCTTGGTGTCC